GAAAATAATCAAACTCATAGAAGCAACAGAAGGTCTCACTATCAACATTAAAATGGGAAAGGATGGAGAGATAAAGATCAACGGGAATTTCACAGACATCATCCAGCTCTTGGCCAAAGTTTCTAAGCTCGAATCTGACGTTTCTAAAAAGAAGTACAAGGCTGATAAGATGAAAGCCGAACTTGAAAGGTTGGAAAACGAAATAGAAGATTACGAAACATAACTCATTTCAAGTTAAATAACTAAAAAGGAGATGGTAACATATGGCAGTGATGCCTATGAGGTGAGGTTGGGATATGTGTTTATTACACATATCCCTTCCTTTTTTATTCTTAAAACATATATATTATTAATATGAGTTAGTAGCTCAGTTGGTAGAGCGCAGGATTAAATATCCTGAAGTCGTTGGTTCGAATCCAACCTAATTCACTTTTTTTCTTTTCTAATCAAATATATATGATTTATAAGATGAACAGATTTATACTGTTCATTAGAAAACGAGGAGGTAGATTTAATGGCGATAAATAAGAATCTAATCGCTGAAGTAGATAAGAAGATTCAAGAAGTGAATCCATTATCTTGCTTTGGTGTATCAGCATTAACATTCCCAGATAAAGTATCGACTGTTCGTGGAGCAATGGCAGCTCGATATGTTTCACAAAGAGTCGTACTGACAAATCCGGAATTTCCATATGTCTATACTGGAGCTGAGAATCCATTTGGAGATAGAAGTGCTTGGTTAGTGACAGCTGAGAATGATTACAAATTAATGAAATCATTCGTGAAATTCAAAAACACACGTACATCACCTGTATGTCATATCTTTTTAGATCTAAAGACTGGAAAGTATAAATGTGAATTATACACTCCAGCTGTGAATCTTGTTGAGAAATATGGATTTAGAATGCATTCAAATATGCAAAAGAGGATGGAAGGTGATGTAATACCTGAAGGTACTATCATTGCTCAATCTCCATCTTATGTAAATAGAAACTATTGTGCTGGTCGTAATCTAAGAACAATATATGCAATCATACCTGAAGTAACAGAGGATGCGATTATATTATCAAAATCAGCAGCTGATTCAATGTCATATGATATGGTAGATATCGTAAAAGTTAATGTACCAAAAGATTCATATCTTTTGAATAACTACGGAGATACGCATCATTATAAATCATTTCCTGATATAGGTGAACCAATTAGGAATAGTATCGTATGTAGTATTCGAGAGAATTCATTTCTATCAACAAAAGATGAAACACAAATACCGCATATAAATGATAAGAACTATTTTAGTTCTGGTTCTAATTGTGGTAACAAAGGTATCGTAGTTGATATTGATATCTTTACAAACATTGAAGTTGAGGATCCACATTTCAATTATTATCAAAATCAAATCTCAGAATGGTATTCGGAAATATACTCATATATTTCAACAATTGTATCAGATCCAAGTCAAGATGATACTTCTCTTCTTGATATATATCATAAAGCTGAGAAGTATTTGAACAATACAACTTGGGCTACGAAGGATTATATCACTGATACTAGTATCGAATTTACTATACTTCATCATGTTGGAATTACTAAAGGTCAAAAGATTACAGGTAGATATGGAAATAAATCAATTGTTGCAGATATTATTGATGATGATAAGATGTGGAGTACAAGTGACGGAAGACCAATTGATCAAATATCAAATGGTTTTTCATTAACAAACAGAATCATATCATTTGCAACGTATGAACAATCAATGACATATCAAGCGGAAATGTTACATCAATACATCGTGAATAATATAAAAGATGATAATGAAGCATTTCGATTAGTCGCTGAATTCATGGATATTTATGATCCTGAGAAAGCAGAAGAACTCAGAAGATTGTTTCGAGAAAATCAAAAATTAACAATGGATGATATTCGTGAGAATATGATATACATCAACGTCATTCCTTTAGGTTATAAAATCATTCGTGATTGTATACTTGAAGCAGAAGAGAGATTCAAAGACATATTTACAAAATACAAAATTCAAGTTCCATTGAAGCATCGTTGGATTACTTTACCAGATGAACATGTTGTTGGATATCAATATACATGGGTCCTTAAACAAGAAGCTTCAAAGACAATGTCTACTCGTTCAACTGGTAAAACAACGTTATATGATCTTAACGTTAAGACAACACGTCTGAAGAACAATCTCGCACATTACTCAGATAATCCATTGACATTTGGTGAATATGATACTTTGAATTTCTTAGCTGGTATATCTCCAACCGACTTTGCAAAGATAGCGACATACTTTCGTGGATCACAGCATGAAGACAATTCAATACTAATGTCTCAATTGAATAACGTTGGTGTTGATATCACAAAGTATAATAAGTTTCCACAGATCGATAATCTTAAGAATATTCTTAAACTCTTTGGTGTTAAACTGGAGAAAGATATTTTTGATTTAAGAACATTTGGAAGAACATACGAGAAGTATAAAGTGTTCATTAATAATATTGAGATTGAAATCAGTGTACCAGATCTTCAATCGATATTAATAATGAACTCATACTTCTTACAATATGATCAGTATTGTGGAGGATCAGTAAATATGGATGAGTTCTTCACTAACATGCTTACAACAAATTCTTTTCCAGGTCTTAAGAAAGAAAAGATTGATGAGTTATTTACTTTATATCTTAATCTACTACCTGTAATGAATCAATTAAAGACATATTAAATCGATAGGGGGGTATATAACCCCCTATTAATTTTTTATAGAAAGGAGTGATTATTACTTTATGGATCAAAATAATAATGTTATAAATATTTCAAATAGAATAAGAAGGATGCCTGATGGAACGTATGCGGATTTTGGAACTTCTAATCAAAGTTTTATCGATGTTGCTCATGCATTACAAAAACGTGGTATAAAAAATTGGTGGTTTCCATTATCAATAAAGTTTCCTAAAACAGGAGTACATTTACTTGATCCACATAAAATAGATCAAAAAAATCCAGAATCTGTTAAAGATATTGCTCGGATTCATATGGAGTGTAAAGCTAATGTTTGGTACTTCATGCGTGAATGTGTTAGAGTTCCAGCTCGTGGTGCTCCTGTACCATTTAAGTTTAAACTTAATAGAGCAGCTTGTGCAATGATATGGTGTTATGTAAAAGGTCTTGATTTCATTGTATGTCAACCTCGTCAAACACATAAGACAACAACATGTCTTGCATTAAATCAATATTCTCTTATCTATAGATATAAAGGTGTCGAGATACCTTTTATGCATCTTAAAGAAGATCGTGTTCGTGGAACAGCAATTGAACTTCGGGATTATATTTATACGTTACCAGAATATATGAATCCATTCTATGGTAAAGGTAAACCACCTGGGGCTGAATCTATTAAATATGAAGCTCATCAAACTTCTATCAAGTTATTAACAGGCGCTGAGAATGAAGCTAAAGCGATGGACAAAACTCGTGGTATGACTCTGTTTACTGGACTCTTTGATGAGTGGGAATATATTCCTCATATTAAACATGTATTTGCTGGTGCTGCTGCAGCTATAGTTCAAGCGCGTCGTCTTGCACGTGAAATTGGATTAAAAACTTGTCTGATGTACGCATCTACTCCTGGTAACTTAAGTACAGAAGAAGGTCAGCAGTCTCATACGATTATAAAAGAAACTCCAGAATGGTCTGAACACTATTACGATGTACCTGATAATGAACTTGAAGAAGTATTAACTTTTGAAACACCGAATGGTCAAATTCGTAGAATTACAACTGTTTATATTGAATATAATCATATACAAATTCTTGGTTTAGAAGAAGGACGTAAATGGTTACAAGAACAATATGAAGAAGCAATTCGTCTTGATAAGATGGATGAGTATCTTCGTGGTTGTTTACTTCTTAGAAGACGTTCTACTGATTCTGCATTGTTCCGTCAAGAAGATATTGATTATATTATTACACATAAATTAGAACCAGATCTTGAGATCTTTGTTATTAACAAATATCCTATGCATGTTTATTCACATGAAATTCGTAATATTGATATTACATCACCATGGCCATATT